AACTTCGTATTTTTTAAATTTGATTAAATAACAGCAAATATATGCTTTTTTCGTATCATTAAGTTGATATAAAAAATAATGCTCGTTTTGATGTGCACTATGATCAATGATTTGCACATTTTCGCTAAAATGTTCACTTATAAAATTTTCTAAAAATTCTTTTTTGTTCTGAAATCTATTGATATAAACTGTCCATCCCATTTTTTACATCCTTTCTGATAACTTTCCACCGAAAAACCTTTTCTATAATTGTTAATGCTATTTTTGCACTTCTTTTAAAAATGCATTTATGAGTCTGTTTAGTTTCGTAACTTTTGTCGAGACACGATCAGATCCGTACAGTACTTTTCTCGCGCGTTTTTCGTATTTATCGACTATTTCTTCTGTGATTTTCGCGCCGAACGGTTTATAACCGCTAACAATCGCTATCGGCTTATATCCGATTTCTCTCGACTCAAACACATATATATCCGCGTACCGTCCATATGTCCCTTTTGTGTGTGCAAGTGGCGTTTTAAAGTAAAATAATGATTGCAGCTTGGCATAACCAACGGAATAGCAGGTAAAACTATTCTGTACGTCTTTTTTTGAAGCTTTTATTGTCATTTTTACACCTCCAAAATTTCATCACGATTTTTAAAACATTGATTATTGTAAACAATAAAGTTTCGACCAAACACACGGCGTACAGTTTCTAACGTTGTACTACCGGCAACAACGTTTCCGACACTGTCATAGCAATTTTTGTCGACAAACTCGTCACGTTCTTTTTTGCTATCAAACGCATAAAATGTATATGCGTTTCCGTTCAGGCTTGAGTACGATACATTTAAGCCGTACTCGCATTTTTCTGCATAAAATTTTCTCATTTTTATTTCTCACTTTCCCCCGATTTTTTCGGGAACCACATCTTTTATCTGTATACATTATAAACTATATGGTGTAAAAAGTAAAGATATAAATGTATAAAATACATATAATTTATTTCTATCAACAGTTATAATCAGTGTTTATAATAAACTGTAATATTGACAAAATAAACGTAAAAATATATAATAATGATGGAGGTATATAAAGATGGATAGTAAAGAGTTTCACAGACAGTTAAAAATACTTTTTGCATTGGCAGATGTCACAGCGACAAGTGCAGCACAAAAAGCGGGTATGACACCGCAAAATTTAAATAATAAAATTTCAAGGGGATCTCTAAGAGCGATAGAGCTATATAACATAGCGGACGCTTTAGGATATGATATAGTTTTTAAAAAGCGTGACAATCAATAACAGATAAGACAATTACATAGATACAACATAGATAGACTGACATAATAAGCAGTCTGTCTTTTTTATTGCACAGATGACAGTATATTGATTATGCAGATTGACAATTACAGTAATAGCTCAAGACAAGTAAGATTAGATAATAATTCACATAGTACACTACACAACTGTAATTTTTCTGATTTTAAGGTACTTCCAGCAGATAAAACGAGAGCGCAACGGTCGCCATGCCCCCGATAATCATGTAGATATCAAAAGTTTTCGATACTTTCGCACATCAGGGGTTTACATTTGTGGTATAATATAGTAAATTGAAGAAAACGGAAGAAAAACGAAGAAAATAAGAGTAAAATATATAAAAGGATGGTGAAATCGGAATTGTCGTTTGAAAATGACGTTAAATTACAAAAAATAACGGAAGAAACGATAGTTTCAGCGTCCTCAATGGCTCTTGTTTTAGGAATTACCACAGCAAGGTTGCGCCAGCTTGTAGGTGAAAGTGTTGTAGAAAAACGAGGACAGAATAAATATGGACTTGTTGAGTGTGTGAGACGATACTTTAACCACAAATCAAAGAGTGCAACCGTTTCTTTTGATAAAGAACATACCCTTTTAGAAAAAGCCAAAAGGGAAACAGCAGAACTGGAACTTGCCAAAAAGAGGGGAGATGTCCATTCTACCGATGATATAGAGATGGCGGTAGGCAACATTCTTGTTGTTTTTAAAAGGACAATGCTTTCTATGCCTCATAAGCTGGCAAAACAGCTTGAGGGGAAGTCCGCCGCTAAGATTTCTGAAATACTGACAAAAGAAATTAATGACGGGCTTTTGGAATTGAGCCAATTTGACGCGGCTAAGCTGGGGGATAACATCAGTGATACCGAAAAAGACGATTGACTTATTTCAAAACCTGCTTGCTATGGTTGCTCCGCCCAAAGACCTTTCTGTCATCGAATGGGCGGAAGAGTATAGATATATTCCTGATGATTACGGCGCCCATCCAGGCAAATGGAGCAGTGACGGAGCACCGTATCAGATAGAGCCGCAAAAGGCATTTACAGACCCTAATGTAAAAAAGGTTATTGCTATGTTTGCGGCACAGATGGGCAAATCAGAGATACTGTTCAATGTTATTGGGCGGTACATGCATTTAGATCCATCGCCCATGCTTATGGTGCAGCCGACAATTGAGGACGCCAGGGATTGGTCAAAAGAACGATTCACTCCCACGGTGGCAAAAACACCTATCCTCAACGACATTGTATATAAGCAGAAAAGCAGGGATAGCGATAACACTATCCTCAAGAAATTATTTCCCGGCGGCTACTTGGCTTTAGTCGGAAGCAACGCACCTTCCGGCTTAGCTAAGAGAAGCATAAAAATCCTCCTTTGTGACGAGGTAGACAGGTTCGCCAAAAGTGCTGGCACCGAAGGCGATCCTGTTGACCTTGCCATAAAACGTACTTCCAATTTCTGGGACGCCAAAATAGGTATGTTCTCAACGCCTACTGATGAAGCGAGCCGCATATATCGTGAATATATGCTTGGCAGCCAGGAACAGTGGAAGCACCAGTGTCCTAACTGTAAAGAGTGGCATTGGCTTGATATGGATGACATGCAGTATGACTATGACGAGTTTACCGTCAAAGAACGCAAATCATACCATGTGAAAGACGTTAAATGGAGATGTCCTGATTGCGGCTTTGAATTTACAGAATCGCAGATGAAATCCACACCGCAGAAATACATTGCGGATAATCCTGACATAAAAGATGTGAGGTCGTTCCATGTAAACGCATTCAGCTCCCCATGGCTTGACTGGAGTGTGCTTATTGCAGAGTATCTTGTAGCTAAATCCGATGTAGAAACACTTAAAACCTTTGTAAATACACGTCTTGCGGAAGTGTATAAGCCGGTAGGCAAGATGAAAGATGTATCAGCGCTTGTTGAAAGACGTGAATTTTATGAAGCGGAAGTACCCGATGGTGTCTTGATACTTACGGCGGCGGTGGATGTGCAGAACAACCGTTTGGAGTATGAGATTGCAGGCTGGGGGCGTGGAGAAGAAACATGGGGAATCAGGAAGGGAATCATTATTGGGGTTCCTGACCAGAAAGCCACATGGGACGCATTAGATTTAGTCCTTGACCGCACGTACCACTTCAAAGACGGTTCAGGGATAGTCGTATCAAGAACATTCATTGATACAGGCGGCAGTTATACCAATGAAGTATATGACTATTGCGCAAGGAACACACATAAACAGCGTATAGCTATAAAAGGTGCAAGTGAGTTCAATGTGCCAATTATTTATAAGACGGCAGCCGCTAAAAACCATGATAATTTGTTATTACTTCTGCTTGGGGTATCTCAAGCTAAGCAATATATATTCCAGCGTCTAAGCATACTTGAGTACGGAGAAGGTTATATGCATTTCCCGAATAATGAGGGGCGTGGATATGACGAAAACTACTTCAAAGGCTTGCTTTCAGAACAATTGGAACAGAAATTGGTGAAAGGGAAGCTTGTATCTGTGTGGGTAAATATTGCCAAAGACCACAGAAATGAGCCCTTGGATCTAAAAAACTATAACTTGGCATGTATAAAGTCTATTGCCCCTGATTGGACGCATTATGAAAAAGTACGACGTGGGGAAGTAGAACAGAAACCAGTCAAAAAGGCACCGAGTTACGGCTGTTTTTCACAAGGAGGCGTATTCTAAATGGCTGATGAATTAACTAAAAAGGAAGTCCGAAATCGCAGGCTGAAAGCCTACCTTGCGGCAGAAGAAAAGACGCTGACTGCACAAAAATTTGACGATGGAACGGTGAGCCTGCAACGTGCTTCTTTGAGAAACATCCGTGATGGGATAGATGGCATTGTAGAGGGTATGGATGATGGAAGTGACAAATTGGCACCGTCTTCCATGCGTAAAGTCGTACTGACGGATTATTAATATGAGCAAATCCAGGAAATTTCGGACAAAAAAGAATACATCAGTAAAGAACAGCGGATATAGCGCTACCGGGGCAAATACCATTGTAGGGAGTATGGCGTCATGGCTCCCTGACAGGAATAGCCCGCAGTCTGATATTGACTATAACCTTTCCACATTAAGAGGTAGAAGTGCTGAACTGGCGATGGGCGGTTCTCCGCTTGCTTCTGGAGCAATTGAGAACGCAAGACAATATGTAGTAGGGGCGGGATTACATTTAGCGCCATCCCCAAAATACCGATTGCTAAAAATGACACCGGAAGAAGCTGATGAATGGGCGTTTGTCACAAGAGAAGCCTTTGACCTGTGGGCTAATAGCGTGTTTGCTGACATCTTGCACAAAAATAACTTTTATGACATGCAGGATATAGCCTTTAATAGTTATCTGGTTGATGGTGACAGCTTCGCTGTTATTAAACAGGAAACGCCGAATGCGGCTATGCCGTTTTACTTGCGGTTACAGCTTGTAGAAGCGTCAAGAGTGTGCAATCCATATTCTGGCGGTTCTACATCGAATGTTTATCAATACAATCAAGACAACGGAAACAGAATTGTTTCAGGCGTTGAGATCGATAAGAACGGAGCGGTGGTTGCTTATCATATTGCCAATAAGTACCCAAACGATAGAGTGTCTGACGGAACTATTCCCGCATGGGCAAGAGTAAAGGCGTTTGGCGAGAGTACGGGCAATAGAAATGTATTGCAGATAAGCCATGAAACAAGACCTGATCAGTATAGAGGGATTCCTTATCTTGCCAATGTCATTACAACACTGAAACAGGTGGGAAGATACACAGACGCTGAATTGACAACGGCAATCATAAAGTCTTTCTTCACATTATTCTTCACGCAGACACAGGCACATGACAAAGCATTCCCACTTGATGGTCTGAACGGCGGACAGGGTAATGATTCTGAAACGGCAACAGCCGATGAATTAAGAAAAATACAGTTCAAGTTGGGTCCAGGTACGCTGAATGCGCTTCCGCCTAACTGGGATGTAAAGGAAATAGACGCAAGCAAGAATTTATCCACTTTTGACCCATTTACGAATCAGTTAATAAAAATGATAGGGTCGGCAATCGGACAGCCTGCCGAAGTCCTGACAAAAGCGTTTAATTCTTCTTACAGCGCAAGCAGGGCAGCACTGTTACAGGCTTGGGCGGGATTTAAGACATATAGGACATGGTTTGCTAATGATTTATGCCAGCCCGTATATGAAATGTGGCTTTCGGAAGCTGTGGCAAGAGGATATATAAAGGCTCCTGGATTCTTTGAAAATCCGCTTGTGAGAGCCGCTTATTGTTCCGCTAATTGGTACGGACCCGTTATGGGTATGATTGACCCTGTAAAAGAAGCACAGGCAGGGGCAGAGAGAATTAAATTAGGATTGAGTACACGTGAAAAGGAATGTGCGGAGCTTTCGGGAACATCGTTCTCCGATAATGTTGCCCGCCTTGCTATTGAAAATAAACAGCTTAAAGAAGCAGGCTTACCTGTATATGCAGAGGAAGTTAAAGTGGAGGTAAAGGAGACTAAGGATGAGTAAATTCTGGAACTTCAAGAACAAGGGAGATGTTGTTGAACTGTCTATTGACGGAGATCTTGTTGATACGAACAGTGAGTTTCTCCTTTGGTGGCTTGGCGGAAAAAGTCCTAATAATTTCAGGAAAGAACTGAAAGAGTACGCAGGCAAAGACATTCAGGTACGAATTAACAGTTACGGCGGAGATGTTTTTGCCGGAGTAGGGATGTATGACGCACTCATGGAGCATAGACAGACGGGCGGCAAGGTTAAAACTTATGGCGAAAAAGTATATTCAGCGGCTGTTATGCCGTTCCTTGCGGGCGATGAAAGAGAAATGTCACCTGGCGGAATGCTAATGGTTCACAACCCGTTATGCAGTGTGTTCGGATATGCCGATGATTTAAGAAAACGGGCTGACACACTGGATAAGGTAAAAGACAACATCTTGAGTATATATGTACAGGCTACGGGATTAGACAAAGACCATTTGTCTGACCTGATGGACAAGGAAACCGAAATGACACCGCAAGAAGCAGTGGATGAGGGATTGGCCACAGGGATTATGGATTTTGGGATAACGAATAGTGCTAAAAACGTTGCCAATTATCACGCTATCGTCAACTCGGCTAACATTGCAAGTGCCGGATTGATGAAATATATTGAGTTGTCCAAAGTGGACAGGAAGGAGACGAATATGGCAGATAAAGTCGTATTCAAGGACACAGAGGAACTCCGCAAGGCATACCCGGCACTTGTAGAGGAAATCGAAAATGCGGCGAAAACCGCAGGTACAGCCGCCGTTGATGAGGCGGTAAAGGCGGAAAGGGAACGTATGATTGCCCTTGACGCATTAAATGACGGTTCAGAAGCCGTCAAGAAGATTGTTGACCATGCAAAGAGTGAAGGCAAAACTGCCGATGAAATCTCTTTCTATGTAGACACAATCAAAGAGGCAAAACCGAAAGACGCCGAAACATCTAACTATGTGGATCAGGCGATTCAGGATTTTGCTAATTCTGGAGCGGATGGAGTAAAACCTGTACCGCATGAAGCAGAAAATAAAAAGAGTGAAGACAAAGAATGCGAAAGTATTAGTAATGCGTTCGGCGTTGTCATGAAAGGAGAAAAATAATGGCAGAACTGTTTAAAAACCTTGGTGATGTTGCGTTTGATGGGCTGATTGCAGGAGATCATCCTGTACATCACAGAAACGTAACTCTTTCCGCAGGAGCGGTAATGAAAGCTGGAACATTGCTTACTTTGGACGGGACAAGCGGTAAATATGCGGCTACGGCTAAAGGCAAGGTTGCAAGTGCCATTCTGGCACACGACACTACGGCGGCAGATACCGTTGTCAACGTTTACACATCCGGCATGTTTATTATTGAAAAACTGATTGCGGCTTCCGGGGATACCGTTGTTGCCCATCAGATTGAATTGGAAGACGCTGGCATTTATATGCAGCATGCAATGTAACAGGAGGCTAAATAATGGCTAATGTACTTGATATCAACCAGACTAAAACATGGATTGCAGGATTTGAAAAATATTTTCAGCCTGACAATTTCCTTAGAAAAACATTCTTTGGAGAAGTAATTCCGTTTACTACGGAAAGCGTAATCATGGACTATCGGAAGGGCACAAAGAAAATGGCACCGTTCGTTGTACCTGGGAACACGGCAGTATCTGCACGCAGTTCTTTCCAGACCCGTGAATATACTCCGCCTTTTATTTCCCTAAAACGCCCGCTTAGTGTAAGAGACCTCAAAACACGTTCTTTTGGGGAAAATCCGCTCCAGCCGAAATCCGAAGCAGACCGTGCAAAGGAAATCCGTGTAAGAGATTACAAAGAACTCCACGACATGATTGAACGCCGTTTTGAATGGATGTGTGCACAGCTTCTTATTAATGGTGCTTTTGAAGTCAAGGGTGTCGCTGATGATGGCGATAACGCAGTTGTGATTAAAGATACTGTTACGCTTCCCGGATTCACAAATAAGAAGACAGCGGCAGCGGCTGACCAGTGGACAAAAGATACTGCTGATGTATGGGAGCAGATTAACCAGGTTAGAGTGGACATGAGCAAGACGGGGAATACTCCCACAATGGCAATCATGAACTCCAATACTGCAAAAGTGTTCATGAGAAACAAGTCTGTAAAAGAAGAGTTACATGTCTCGGACAGCGCGATTGCACAGCTTATGACTGCAAGACCAAAGACTTACGGGGAAAGCCTCACTCATTATGCGTTTGCTAATCCGGGAGAAATTGAAGTCCTTGGGTATGACGCCGTATACGAAGATGACGCAGGAGCGGTTCAGTATTTCATTCCTGACGGATATGTCGTATTTGTAAAACCAGGTATCGGTAAGCTTCTGTCTGGTGCTATTACCCAGCTTGTTGGTGGTGAATATACTACATTCTCCGGACTGTTCGTTCCTAAAGAATGGGCAGATGAAGGCACTGACACAAAGAACGTTCGTCTTGCAAGCCGTGCAGTACCGCTTGTGGAAGATATCGATTCTTTCTATTCACTTAAAGTATTTTAATCGAGGGTAGAATGAACACCTTAGGGGATATCCAATCTGATTTACACGCCAATCTCTTTGATACCGAATACGGTACAGGGCAGAAAGTCCTGTATAGGTTTGTAGACGGTACCGAAAAGGAGATCGTAGCGGTTGTAAGGACGGCGAATGCAAGAATGCCTGACGCAGAACGGAAAGACCGTTCATACTTGGACGCTTTATTCACCGTAAAAGATGAAGATATCCCCTTTCCCCAATCGGGGGATACCATCATTTACAACGATGAAGAATACCCATTTTACGGTATCCATGCAAGGACATTAGGAATGACTGTTATTCGTTGCGTTCAGGGCAGAACGGGGGTTGACTTCCCGTGATTACCTTTGAGCTTGAGTATAAGGATGGCGCTACTCCGCTTGCAATGGCACTGCAAAAGCAAATGCCGAGGTGGAAACAGTCCGCACTGAAATCAACAGGTTTTATGTTGCGGAAGATGATTAGGGATGGCATTCAATCTAAAGCTCCTGGCGGTGCTTCATATAAGCCTTTGGCAATCACAGGGAAGACACGCCGTTCTATTGAACAGAACCTGCATTCTGGCGGGAAAAGCCGATATATACTCATGGGCAGGCTAAAACAAGCCGTTGAATACAGCGGTAAGACAGCTGCCATGGGATATGTAAAGATAGGATGGTTATCACCGTCATCCGCTGAACTTGGTAAAAAACTGCAAGAAGGTTTTGAATCCGCTGTAACACCGAGAATAAGGCGTGCTTATGCGGCGGCAGGAATCGTCTTATCAAGCCGCAAAAAGAAGTTTAGAACTCCTGCACGTCCTACTTTTGACCCGATGATGGCGGCACTCCACAGGGCGGCAGTGAAGAATTTTAACGAAAAGATTACTTCTTACATCAATGGTAATACCGAAAGAAGTCAATCAAGACTGGCGAGGTATAGATAATGAATATGACACTTTCACTCAACGCTATTGCCGAAAAGTGGCTTGACGTGTTGAAAAAATCAAAACTGCTTGAGGACTATTGCCAGAAACATTATCATCGTTCACCAAAATTCTTTATCGGAGCGGACCCGAAAAATCCGCCGCAAGCACCGAACTGCCCGTACATCATGATCATCCCGACGGGGAAAAGTGAATGGATGGAGCCGAGCAACACTTATAAACTTCTTGTTGTGGTTGTTATCTCACAGAAAAACAAAATGGTTGACAATCAAACACTCTACCCTAAAGACTGTGAGCCGTACAAGGTGATTCGAGTGACGGGGAGTTATGAGATCAACGAGATTGCCGACTTGGTTGCATGCGAATTGCAAGATGGCTGTGAACAACACGAAATGCATGTTGATACTGATGTTATGCCTGAAACCACATTCCCGCAATTTGCGGCATTGTTAGATATTACAGTAGAAATCACACCAGCAATGGGTGAAGAATTAACTTACTAAGGAGAAAAAATATGGCAACACAAGCTAAAGGTATGAAATCTTCAACCTTGTTTGGGTTTGAGGACAGCTACGGCACTAAACAGACTGCCGCGGCAAAAGTTATTAAATTACCGTTCAATTCCAATACGCTATCCAGCACCCAGTCTCTTATCACTCCAGGAACCATTACAGGAACAAGGAATCCTGTACAGCCTGGACTTGGGCAGATTGACGTATCTGGGAACATTGTTATTCCGCTTTGTGCAAGGAACATCGGGTATCTTTTGAAAGGTGTGTTTGGGGCACCGACTACAAGTGCCGACGCTTCCGGGAAGATTTATACCCATGTATTTAAACTCACGGAAGAACAGCCTTCCTTCACAATGGAAAAAGGATTTAACGATATTGGTAAATATACCGTTTATACAGGCTGTAAAATCAGCAAATTGCAGTTCAACGCAGAAGTAGGGAATAACGAAACCACGGTGCAGGCTGATTTGATGGCGGCTGACGAAACTATCGAAAGCGCAACCATTAATACAAATGCAAAAATGCAGCCGGTATTCCGTTTTGATAACATCAACGCAACTATTAAACAGGGTGGTAATATTCTTGGCACTGGCAGAAAAATGAGCCTTGATATTGATTGCGGCTTGGATGGGGATACCTACTGTTTGAACGGCAAGTCTACACGCCCCGCAATCAATGAAGGCGTTATGGGGCTGTCTGGTTCTCTTACCACACTGTTTACAGGTTTGGATTTGCTGAATCTTGCAATTAACGGAACAGAAACAAGCCTTGAACTCTTGTTTAAAGCAGGGAAATTCTCTTTGTCACTGCTTCTTCCCGAAGTACAGTTACAGCGGAAATCACCTGAAATCAGCGGTTCTAAAGGCATTACTCTTGACACGGAGTTCCAGGCATTTTTCTCCGATGACACACAAAAATCCGCTATTGTTGCAACGTTGATCAATGACGTTGCGTCCTATTAATGGAGGTTTCTATGGCAGTGAAGAAAGCTAAGAGTTCTGGGAATCCTGTAAGAGACGAACTCTTCCGCCTGATGAAAGAGGGGAAACTTCCGCAGGTAAGGGCTCTTACAAGAAAAGAACGCAAAGAATTGACGGAATCTGGCTATGACCTGTACCAGCCTAAGGTCGATGAAAACACCATCATTCCAGCGCTTGAAATGAAATGTACGGACTGGATTATCGATCACATTTATCCTGATTTTGACTGGGATGACGTGCCCAGTAATGTGGTAAATATCTTTGCGGGCTTTACACTTGGGCTGACTTATGGGAATGAATTAATCGAAAAAAACTGATTGACGCTTGGGAATGGGCGGTAGTAGGCAGAAAGTATTGTGACGCCGCTTGCGGTGGATACGGTAAAAATATGAGAAAGTGTGCTAACTGCCCTGACCGCCCGCCTAAGCTGTTCCCTGAAAATATAAAAGTGTGGGAATTATGGAACGCCGCATGTACACAATGGCGGACTTCCTTTGGGGGAGTAGTCGGGCTTGATTATACAGCGGTAGCGTACATCGCTAAAGCAATGGATGTTGATATGAATCCCGCAACAATAAGAAAGCTGAAAAAGCTTGAGACTTACGAATTAGAACGACTGAACAAGCAGGAGGAAGACGATGGCAAGAAATGATGTAGAAATAAAAATAACAGCGAAAGACGCCGCTTCCCCTGCATTTGCACGGTTGGTTAAATCCGCTGAAAGAGCACAACACTCTATCGGCGGACTTGGCGAATCTGCAAGCAGAACGAACGGTCTGTTTATGAATTTAACAGGCTTTGCCGCTGCTGCAACGGGTATTTACGGGTTTACTGAAACCGTCGGCAAGGCAACGGAAGAAATTCTTGATTACTATAAAATCATGCAGCAGGGGGCGATTGCCACTGCTGGTACTTTGATGTCCGTTGGGCAGATTGACGGCAAGGATTTAGAGTGGAATGACGCACTCATCATGAGTACGGGCTTGATGAAGAAACTTGCTGATCAGGCTATCGCAACAGGTGTAAGTACAAAGGAACTGGCTTATGTCTTCCGTGCAGGGCTGGCACCAGCGCTCCGTGGTGGCATGAATATCGAGCAGTACACAAAACTTCTTGCGCCTTTAACCGCAGTAGGCAAGATGTTAGGGTTAAATGACACTAACTTAATGCGTGATATTTCCGATATCATGAGCGGTCTTAACGTATCCCGCACCAAAATGGGGCAGGTACTTGGTATCACTGGGGCGGAAGTAAAAAAAGCGTCCGCAGAGGGGAAACTGTTTGAATACCTAAACATGCGCCTCCAGGGTGAAGTTATGGCTACAACGAAGTACCTTGAGACGTGGGAAGGGCGTGTAAACCACCTGAAAGAAGCCGTTGCACGTGTGGGCGGCGAGAGCATGAAGGGCGCTTTTGACACAATCAAAGAAGATATACAGGCAGTCGCTGAACGGCTTGTTATCGTTGATACCAAAACACAGGAAATCTATATCAGAAATGACGCAATGGAAACATTCAAAAAGATGAATGATCTTATTGTGTCTGCCGAACAGCAAATAGGCGGGCTGATTTCAGATATAGGGAGTGTAGGGTCTGCGCTTAATGTGGGCGGTGCTTCTCTTGAAACCATCAAATTTGCGGTAGACCACTTAAGGGAAGGTATTGAACTGTATGTGCTTCTCACGGCTACAAGCAAAGCCAGAGAGTTTGTAAATGGTGTGACACTTGCGTTTAATCAGCAGGCAGCCGCACAGGGAGTAGTACAGCGAATAGCCGCTTCTGCCGGACGTGAGATCATGGTTCAGCAGAAAGTCATAACTGACGCCGTTAATGAAGAGACAACGGCGATGGTTAAAGGCAATAAGGAACTGGCAAAGAAAGTTAAACTTGCCAATGACCTTGTTATTGCGGAAAGCAAGCGTGCCCAAAACAGAGCCGCAAGAATTGGTGCAGGGGTAACAAGTAATTATAGCAATATTGCGAATGAAGCAGGAGTATATACCGCCGCAGCTGCTGAAAAGGTGGCGGCTGAAAATGCGGTTGCTTCTGCCGCATATAGAACGACGGCGGCTTATGGAGTACAACAGGCAGCCGTAAGAAATAACATGGTCGCTTCTGCCGAAGCAGGCTATGTTATTCAGCGTGCAGAAAACAATAAAAGCGCTGCCGCCGCTAAAACGACTGCCGCATTGAAAGTACAGCAGGCTCAATATGCCATGGTGGGCGCTGCCGCTACATCAACAGGGGTTGTTGCCAATAGGGCAATGACTTCACAGCTTGGCATGATGGCAAAGGTCACCAGAGGGATTAAGGGGATGACTGCCGCTGTATATGCGCTTTCCGGCGGATGGCTCGGGCTTGCCGTTGTTGCAGGATACGCAGGATATGAAATGTACCGTGCAAAGATGGACAATAATGCCGCCATGAAAGAAAACGACATTACCCTCGATAACGGTACCAGAGTAACCAAAAACAAAGACGGGAAATACTATGTATGGGGCAGTAAAACTTATACGGATGAATTTGGGGAAGAAGTAACATCATCCCCCGGATGGATGGAAATGGGCGATTCAATAAAGGATCGCTTTGATAGATACGCTTATGATTCCGAACTTGAAAAGAGAGAAATTACAAGAGAAGCGCAGGCACAGGCAGAAGCGCTAACGAGATCAGAACGTGTCCGTTCACAGATGAACGGGATTCTTGGTCGGGCTAATGACATATCTTACCGCAATATGGATGGGGCAGAAGATCAGGAAACTGCAAAGAAAGCCGCTGACGCACACGAAAAGTACAATTCTGTATTACAGCAGAACGGAGATCTCATCAACAAAGCCAATGCAAAAATGAGAGATATTATTTCCTCATTGCAAGAACAGCTGATGAAGATAAACGGTTCAAAATATGATGAAGATATCGCCAGCGCAAGAAAATCTTTTATGTCAACGCAAAAGAACATTGCGGAAAGCAAAACTACGTTAAAGAGCATAAAGCCGTCTGTACTTGCCTTGGCGTCTGGCGGCGGTAATGCCTCTATGGTAGAAGAAGCCGCTAACCACTTGGGTGAACAGTGGGGCGTGAATACTTGCGCCGAATTTGTATCAGGAATAGCAAAAGCGGTAGGGATTGACAGCGTTAATTCAAGCTGGGTGCCTGATATTATAAACAGCGCACAGAATAAAGACGCTTACTATGGAAGAGACAGCGGATACGTGCCACAAAATGGAGATCTTGTCATCTGGGGCGGCGATGAACATATCGGGATTTCCGATGGCACAGGCGGTCATATATCCAGTGATACCCACGGGGTAGTCCATGTAGACGCCTCACAGGAAGACACCTATTACGGAAAGCCCGTATCTGGGTATATTTCCATGGCGCAAATGCAGGGGAGCGTCAATCTTGCGCCCACAAGCAGAGAGACCTACACGCCTTATGGAGTTGATCTTGCTAATTCCATGAATGAAAAACTCTTCGATGAAAGAGTGAAAGAAGCAAAGAAAAATCTTGCCACAAGACAGCGGAAACAAGATTCTGAAACATTAATCAATATGCTTTCCACGGCGGTGAGTGATGAACGTGACGCTGTTCTTGCTCAACAGTTAGAAGAAAAGATTGCCGAACTCAAGGAGCGCCGTGAAGAGATTTACAAGGCAATCGCAGGTGACACTTCCGATAAAGAAGAGGTAGCAAGGGCTAATCTTGCGACGGACAAGGCGATAGCGGCGGAAGAAGCCAAAATTCGCATGGAAGCATTTAACCAGCAGCAGGAACTTGATGAAAAACGTCTCGAAGAACGACTGAAACATAACCAGAACCTGTTTTACACTGAACAAGCAACGCAGAATGAGATTTTAGGACTGAACCGTGCCGCCCTTGAAGAATACATCGGACTATTAAGAGAAAAGCCTAAAAACTACAAATTAACCGCAATACAGCAGCTTGAAGTTGAAAGCCAGCTTTCCGACAGTACAAAGAAACTGAACGAAAACAGATATAGAGATTTTTCACAGATAAGCGAAAAAATAAAAGAACTCATGCGGAATGATGTATTAGATTATGGGTCTATTGTTGAAGATGGCTATAACTCGATAAAGTCTACATTTACCAGTTTTGGGCAGAATATGCTGACTGAATCCAAGAGTGTCAAAGAACGTCTTGAAAACCTGTTCAGGGATTTAGCTAACAACATCCTTAACATGGGGATGAAAATGGCAATGAACGGGATTTGGTCTAATCTTATCGGCGGGTTGACAAAAGGATTTGGCGCAAGTCCGACGGGACATGCCACTGGCGGATACATCACCGGACCAGGCACAAGCACAAGTGACAGCATACCCGCATATCTTTCTAATGGAGAGTATGTAGTAAAAGCAAGCGCTGTAAATCGTGTGGGGGTTGGATTCCTTGACAGTATCAACAGCGGATATATCAAACGCTTTGCCACTGGCGGGATGGTAGGAAATGCTCCTTCTGGAAGCGCAGGAAAGCCCAATTTCAAGGTAAACATTACCAATAACACTGGGAACGAAATAAGCGCCGAAAACTCCGACATCAATTTTGACGGAGAAAGTTATGTATTGAGTATTGTTCTGAATGGCATTGCCAATAACAAAATGGGCATGCGTACATTATTGAAAGGGATATGATGATTACTTTTCCAAACATTATGCCACCGTCCTATCCTCTTAAAGAAAAATACGAGGACAACACGATCAGAAGTACCATGGAAGACGGTTCTGTTATTACACGAAGAAAGTTCACAAGAAGCAGAGCAACATTTACATTGCAGTATGACGCCTTGCCGATTGTACAGTATACCGCCTTGATTGATTTTTTCAGGAAGACGACATTTATGGGAACAAAGCCGTTTGAGTGGACACACCCTGAAACAAAGAAGAAATATACAGTAAGGCTGAAAGAATTGGGGGATTTTGAGTTGAGTGTCATCGGGATCTATAAAGGTTCTGTGACACTGGAGGAAGTATGAACACTTTATCAGACATAGCGAAGTTTGAGAAGAATAAACAGTTTGCCGATAGTGTATATGTCATTCTTATGCAGATGAACTTAACAGACGGCAAAACCGTTATTCACTTAGCTTATAACACGGAAAACATTCAGTGGCGTGGTGAAACTTGGCAACCGTTTCCATTATCTTTGGGAGACAGCGTTCAAGAAACAGATGGTTCTATCCCTAACCTTGAAATCAAGGTATCTAATGTGACAAAGGCATTGATGGGGTATTTTGAGAAATTCGGTGGGTTTAACGGAACAATCATCAATCTTTACATCGTTAATACCGAAAACCTGTCCTCAAAAATTCCTGAAATAGAAGAGAAGTACAAGGTTTTAAAAGGAAATGCCGATGAAAATTGGATAAAACTAACGGTTGGACCCGCATATTCCCCTGATAGGAAAATGCCACAGAGGAGATATTTAAAAAATGCCTGCCAAAGGTGCTATAAGAGCGCTATTTGCGGGTACAATGGGGCGATGACTACTTGTGACCACACATTAGCTGATTGTAGAAGACATGGAAATAAAGCCAATTTTGGCGGTTATCCTGGTATTGATCAAGGCGGTGTGTATAAATGATTAATCTTCGTGATTTGCTTGGTATTCCATTTACAAACAGGGGTAGGACGCTTGATGGGTTGGATTGTTACGGATTAGTCATGGAGGTTTACAAGAAATTTGACATTACTCTTCCAGAGTATAACGCCGATTTCGATGACACAGAAAAAATCACTAAAATTATCCACAGACAAACGGGAGAACACGGAACTTGGTCTAAACTGGATGAGCCTAAAACTCCATGTCTTGTGGCTATAAGATACGGCGTTCCTCGACCGATGGTGAACCATTGCGGCGTATATATCGGTGATGGGTTGTTTATGCATACAAGAGCAAAGACAGGGGCTGTTATAGAGCATATAGATAGCCCAATGTGGCGTAACTTGATTGTAGGATTTTATGAATACAGGGGTAATAAATGATTACAGTTGTATTGGTAAAAAACGTATTTGAGCCTGATAACGGACGTGAAATCTACAAATTACCATATATTGATGGTAAGAGTGTGGAAGATTATGTACGTCCGCTTGCTGACGACTATTTGGGGTACAACACGTCCATTAATGACGACAAGGTGTATTATGAACCTGCTTTCTGTACTCTTTACAAAAAACAAATTAAACGTTCTCTCTTGAAAAAGAAACGCTTGAAATCAAGATATGTACCTGTGAAAGTTATTGCAGACCGCAGGCCAAAAGATGGAGATATTATCATTGTTTCCCCAATTGTTGGCAAAGGAAGTTTCCTCGGGTTTCTTGCAACAATTGCATTGGGTATTGTAGCGTTTGGCGTGGGTGGTTTGGTCGCTACTGGAACATGGGCTTCAATGGGTACGACTTTCGGTTCCATGCTTATTGGGAATCTTGTTGCCGGAGCAATTATGATGTTGGGCGGTTCGCTTATTCAGCGCTGCTTTGGCACCTCTAAAATCGGGAGCAAGGACGTTTCTGCTGATCCTACCTATTCATGGGATGGGGTAACAAGCACGACCGGACAGGGAGCGTTTGTTCCGATTACTTATGGCACAGTTATTTCGGGTGGGCAAATTATTTCCCAGTTTGTAGAAACGAGTGGTAATAAACAATATCTTCATAGATTGTATGCCGCAGGAGAAGGCGAACTTGAATTTTCTGATATCAGGATCAACAGCACACCTTATGAACGGTATAAAGACATCACCATTGAAACGAGACCAGGAGACAATGAACAATCAATCATTCCCGGCTTTGATAAAACCGTATCTCAATCACAGCTTGGTTACGAATTGTCTGATTCTGTTTGGCGTGAAGTCCTTGTAACAGGCACAGCCACAGAAGCCATTCAATTATCCATCGAATGTCCGAATGGGCTTTACCACCAAAAAGATGACGGCGGACTTGGGCATGTGGAACTTGTATTGTCCATCCAATATAAAAAGAAATCAGATACCGATTGGAAAACGTATAACAACAACCTAAAAATTGAAGGAAGTACAGCAACAGCGATTAGAAATCAGTATATCATTGAACATCTTGACCCTGACGAATACTATGTCCGCATTAAAATTGTTAGATATTCCGAAAGCGACCCTAACAACATCAGGAACATGTTCAAGACTAACTGGACGGCAGTGGGCGGTGTCGTTTATGATGGATTCCGTTATCCCGGAACAGCGCTTGTGGCAATGAAAGGATTGGCCACCGAGCAATTATCCGGTTCTCCCAATGTTACATTCCTGAAAACGAGAGCCAAAGTGTGGGCGTATAATCCGCATACAGGGAATTATGAACAGCAGGACGCCACCAATCCTGCATGGGCGGCTTATGACTATATCCATCAGGCGTACAGAGTAAAGAATAACCACACTGGACAATTTGAATTTGATATCCGTGGTGCCTCCGCTGATTTAATGCTGTATGATCGCTTTGCTGAATGGGCTAAGTATTGCGATAAGAAAAACCTGAAAATAAATATAGAAATGTCGCAGGCTGATAATGTCCTTTCCGCAGTGAATGAAAATATCTCCCCTATTGGTTATGGTGTCGTGCTTTTGTTCGGAACGAAGTATGGTCCTGTTTGGGATTCCATTTCTGAACCTGTTCAGATGTTCGGCATGGGGAATATCGTAAAAGGCACATTTAATGAGGAATTTTTACCGACAAATGACAGAGCCAACGCTATTGAGGTTACTTTCACCAATAAAGAGAAAAACTATGAGCGTGACACTCTTACTGTTTACGGTTCTGACTATGATACTGACAATGATGATAAAACCACACAAGTAACATGTAACGGCATTACCGATTACAAGCAGGCATATAGATACGGGAAATTCCAGCTGTTCTGCAATGAACGACTGATTAGAACGGTGTCGTTTGAGGCTGATGTAGACGCCATAGCTTGTACCGTGGGAGATGTAGTGCTTATTGCTCATGATATCCCCGAATGGTCATGGTCTGGAAGGATAATTTCCAAAGAGAACGGCGTTTACAAGTTTGCCGCTGTGGCAGATAGCCTTGACGCTAATATCCCTAAATGGCTATTAACTTATCGGGCAAGCAAGAGTGACAAACTGTATCAGGTGAATTGTTCCGTCACCAAAGATGATGAGTATATCTATGTAAAGCCTCTTACTACGCCAGAAGAAGCACCTGGTGTCGGCGATATATGTGCTGTATCTTCTGTAACAACAGGTGTAAAGCCATTCACGATAAAGAACATCACAAGGTCAAACAGCGGAAATACATTGAGACGTAAAATTACATGCCTTGAGTATGACGCTTCTGTTTTCAATGAAGACTACACGATTCCCACAATAAATTACTCTTCTCTTTCGACAACGATGGTAGAAGTAAGCAATCTAAGAGCCTACAAGAACAAATACAAGAATAATGCTGAAATTGTAGCAACGTGGGAAGTGGATGAAGCCGTCGAGGCATTTCTTGTGTATATCTCGCATGATAACGGTTCTACATGGGAGAAAGTAGCGGATACCCCATTAACCGCTTGCAATATAAGCTGTGATAAAGACACTGATTATCTGCTGAAAGTACGTACACTTAAGGGCGGGATTATTTCAGCAGGGAAGGTAGTTAATGTTGCAGAAGGATTAGATATTGTGCCACCCGCCACGCTTCCGAAGAACGTTACCGCCTATACACGATATAGGAAAATGCCTGATGGTACACCACGTTATGATGTTGTTGTAAAGTGGAACCCCGACGGGTTAAAGGGGCGTGTTTATTACAAGTCGAATTACAGTATTGGCGCCAACCTGAAAATTGTTGAAGGCGTTCCGGCGGATCAACTTGGGTTTTACGGAGAGTGGACTTATGTGGGTACGGGTGTAAATACCATCGTCATCCCGCAGGCTGTTCCTGGAGATACTTATAGAATCGCAGTATCCACCGCAAACGGAGCAGGAGTATATACAATCGCCGATAATTGCGAATATATCGATTTACTTATTGCCGCTAAGACTACCATTCCCAATACCCCTGATGGGTTCGGTGCTACTTTTACTGATAAAGTAACTGTTTCTTGGAATGATGTAACCAATACAGATGTCGATTTTTATGAAATCAGAAACGATAATTCTCCTGGAGAAGAAGACAGCCATCTACTGGCAAGGACAAACGGGCTTAGCACTGTTATTTCACTGACAAAGCGGAACGGCACACTGTATTTATTTGCCCACTCCACAGATGGCAAGTATTCATCAGCCGCAGTTCTTTATTATGACAAGGCGTTACCTAAGAAGCCAAAACCGCCTAAATTAAATTCAAATCTTGGTGGCTTTGGGATTATTGCAGAGCCGATCCCCGCGGATTGTTTAGGTATGACAGTTTATATTGACGGCGGCGATGGGAATATCATTAGCGCCAAAACAAATAATGACACTTATGGACACACGTGCGGAGCCGGTATCTATGATGTCTCCATCGCTTATTATGACCTATTCGGTGAAGGTGAGAAATCAGGAGAAAGCCGCGTTACTGTAAAGATCTCAATCAGTAAAGAACTGATCGAAGATGAAGCGGTCAGTCTTGCGAAAGTAGACGCGTTAGTTAAGCAAAAGCTCAACGACGGCGCTATCGCAAAGCAAGACGTAACGACAATTGTCTCTAACCTCGGAAATCTCATGCTTGCAAAAGCCAATTATAGTGCCATAGCACAGATGACAGACGCCATCAATCTAAGGGTGCAAAAAGGCGATGTCATCAATCAGATTAACGTGTCACCGACGACAACGACGATAGCTGGCAAGTATCTACACGTAACGGGTGAAACCGTTTTTGATAATAACGTTATTGTGTCGAGAATGCTTGCCGCAAAAGCAATCACGGCGGACAAGCTGGCGGTAACGTCGCTATCGGCAATCACGGCAAATATCGGGCTGTTAAGAACAGCGATAAGCGGAGCACGAATGGAAATTAAAGATAATTTGATTGAAGCATACGGACCCGATAATAAGCGATATGTGCGGATAGGGGTGTGGTGATGGCGCATGGATTACAAGTTTTTAATAGTAACGGTGATGTTATTGCCGATTTAACGAAGCGATTTGCAAAAATAATAGAAAAGAAAACCGTTACCGGAACAGGAGAAATCAATGTAGCAGACTACGGTGCGCCGAATAACAAATTCTGGTACTTTATCATTACTCCGTCAACAAGCGACACGGAAGAGATATTCCCAGTGTTACGCATAACGGAACAAGGCAAAAAAATAATCTGGAAAAATATAGAACAACCATTGACTTTTTATTTTGGAGTCTACTGATATGAAATTCTTTGAAATATTAAATCCGGACGGGGCGATTGTGATTGACGATACGTTTAAGAACATAGAACTGTTAGACCACTTCCCGATGTCCGAGTGTCAATTTCGTGCTAAAGATGGTTATCCGTCACACGGAACGTACTATTTGCCGCGGTCAAACCCGAAAGCGACATTAATCGGGATCAGCTTGAATGGATTAAATAATGTGGCACGCTTTGGATTTTCTGCCAACATCGGCGGGATAGAATTTTATGATAGCCACAGCGGCATAGAAAACTATGGTATAGAACCTGTGAAGAGAGATGACATTGCGAGTAAGTCACATGTTTATCTGTTTGGGTTTGGGGACGATGAGCCGTCGGAGCACGGAACGGGATTAGAAATCTGTAATGCTAACGAGAAAGTCGTGTACAGTTCCGCTAAAAGGTACCTTAATGTACTTGGGTGCGGAAGTGAAAAGAGTGAAACGGTGCAGATGAGTGGTACAACCATCGCATTTACACTCGGCACTGACCACGTTACGAAAATATATGAAAACCATAAAGTAGGAGCAAAAGGAGTTGTATATAATAGATATCCGAGATTTACAGTCAATGAAAATAGTATTTCTGTCGGAATGTTGGAAGCACAAACTGTTTATATACCGGACGATGACGCGCCGGATTGGGGGTGGCACCTAATATTTCACTGTTACTATAATTTCGGTTGGTTAATCGGTAATGTTGTTATTTAAAAAGGAGAGAAAAAGCTATGAAAAGAAACTACATTGTAAACGGCAAAGTGTCCTATCCGCAAAATGACGGAGTTTTAACGACATTCAGCTTTCATAATCCTGAAACAGGCGAAATGCTGACGATACAGACAAATTCTCAAGAAGAAACCGACGAACTGAACTACGGAGACACGGTTACGCTGGAGATTAAAAAAGCCGAGGTATCCGAATGAAACCGCAGACATTCCAGCACCCGGAAATAAGAGATGAAAATGACAATATCATACAGCCTGGAGCATTCGGCAAAAATACACCGTTCTGCACGAAAGGAAACGACGGTATCTTAGACTACATTGCAAACGATCTGGAGTACCTGTATAAAAAAAGTGAATCGGCGGATAATGATAATCTCAAAGCAAAGTCATTAGCGGTAACAGGTACGAGTGACCTTAATTTAGTCAACGCTGACACGGTTAAAGCAAAGTCATTAGCGGTGACAGGTACGAGTGCAGCACCAACGGCACCGACAGGTGACAGTTCTAAAACAATTGCGAATACAGAATTTGTGCAAAACGCGGTATCTGGACTTGTCGGAGCCGCACCGGAAACTCTTGATACGCTTAATGAACTGGCAACCGCACTCGGCAATGACCCGAACTTCGCAACAACGGTCTCTAATCAAATTGGTAAGAAAGCAAATCAAACAGATTTAGCGGCTGTATCGACAAAAGTAGACAAAAAGGCAGATCGGACGGATTTGGAATCCACGGCGTCATTTGTTAATCGGCTACAACGCAATAAAGCATATAAAGTCGGCGATATCGTCTACTCATCTAAACTCCCGTCATGGGCACATCTTGAGTGCACGCAAGCGGGAACCACGGGAAATACCGAACCTAATTTATCAACTATATCAATGCAGGAAATCACAGATGGAAGCGCGAAATTCCGAGTGGTAGACAAAAGATTAAAAGCGATGATTGACATACTCTATCCGATCGGGATAGTAGTCACAACCGCCACCGATGACGCATTAAAACCCGGTGAAGCAGACGGCTTAGCACAGTGGGAAGAAATTGCACAAGATAGAGTGCTACAAGGTACATCGAGCGGCGCAGGCGGAACAATAGAAGCAGGGCTGCCGAACATCAAAGGGAATATCATGACAGGAGACGGAAATAGTGGTGTGACATCTGTTTTCGGCTCCAGGGGGAAACATAGTGGCGCATTGTATGTAGATGAAGATAAAAATTTCAGCAATGATTCTTATGCCGCGCCTGCAGGAACAGGAAACAACGCATTCGGATTTTCATTTGACGCGTCAAAATCAAACAATATTTATGGAAACTCAAGCACCGTACAGCCGCCGGCATATAAAGTGCATTTTTGGAAAAGGGTAAGTTAATCATGACATTTTTTCAAAATCTCAAAAGAAAAATAAAAAAATATAACAAGCCTCCTATCTGGTGGGGCGGTTTTGTTACCTGCGTTTTCGTCTTAGATTTGATTGACTTTGCCGAATATTTCTGCCGGACAAGTCTCAATCTTTTAGACAAATGGGAATCAAAGACAGTCGTAAGTGTTGTGCTGATGTACATCTTGTCATTTATTAACAGTGCATACGGTGTCGTGCTTAATGCATATTTCTGGCTGATTATCATTGACATCAGTACACGCTGGCTGGCTATCGGTTATCAATATCTTGTAGATAAAGGCATGGATCCGAACTACTTAACGACACGTGAGAAGCTGTATGGCATTGTTCTTGCGTTCAGCGCGAAACGCTTAAAATCTAAGATTATGCTGTGGGGCTTTCTGACAAAGTTTATTCTCTTCACAATTTTAATTCTCACGGCTTCGCAGATTGATACCGTTTTATCAGCAATAGAAATCCCGTTGTCTTGGCCAGTGCTTAAATTCATGTTCGGTTACATCTGCTACAACGAGATACTATCGATTTGTGAGAATTTGCGAGACGCAGGAAATCAGCACATCGACAAGTTGATAACATTACTTGATAATAATATTTTCGCAAAGCTCAAGAAATAAAGAGGCATTGAAAATGGAAATCGATTTGAACGAATTACAGTTGATGGCAGAAAACGCAAGAGACAATCTTAAGGCTGCTGCCGCAAGTGTAGGGAGAAAGCTAAAAATATATCTACACTGGACAGCAGGTAAACATTATACGACTTTTGATGATTACCATATCTGTATTGATGGTGACGGGGCAATGATCCAAATGAATGATTTTGAGGAAATTTTATCTGCCACATATCACCGCAATACTGGTTCGGTAGCAATCACCCTTTGCTGTTGCGCTGACGCTGTGGCTTATGCTGATGGAACATATGACCTTGGGGAATACCCACCCACCACACAGCAGATAGAATCAATGGCACAATGCGTGGCAACGCTGTGCACAGGATTTGACATCCCGATTGACATAGAGCATGTCATGACGCATGCCGAAGCGGCGAATAATCAGGACGGTGTTTATTGTCACGAGCCTTACGGTCCTGGAAATGGATGTGAAAGATGGGATTTGGCTGTACTTGAGCAGGGCGATAATTGGATGTCCGGTGGAGATATCATTCGTTTTCTAAACTACCTATGCGGCAGTTAACTGAAACAAGCAAGCAGTGCATACACGGTTACCGGCGGGACGGTGAAATTCAAATCTGCGCCGGCAAGTACGGCAAAAATTACAGCGGACTATACATACTATTGGAAAGTCATGTTTGCGGACGACGGAATAGATATCGAGCGGAAGTATCTTAACATTAACAAGTCTAAAACGTTTAAGCTGGAGGTAGTCCGATGAAAACAGTGAATAAATCTCTGGAGACCTATCTCGAGACAGAAAAGAAGATTACTTCTTGCGATCTATATGAGCTTGTCTTAGACAACGGCAACAAGTACTACTACGCAGATACTGATATAGATGTATCTTTTGGCGGGCATACGTATTTGCATAATGCATTGTTGATTAAGCGACAGCAAGTCAAAATTCATGATCGTGTGGTAGTTGACACGATGACCGTCACCGTGCAGGCGGATATCAATGACAAATTAGAAGGACTGCCGTTCTTGCAAGCGGCGCACAGCGGAGTACTTGACAGAGCTAAGCTGTATCTCCGCCGCTGCTTCTTTCGTGATCAGTCAGTCGTGGGCGCGATTGACCTGTTCGGCGGAAACGTAGAAGTCAAATCCGCAGGCGGCATCAAAATTGAATTATCTGTGAAAGCAGAAACGCAGGGACTGAATATGGAGTTTCCGATCCGCCGATATTATCCGCAGGGAAGTTATACAACGAACGAAGACGGCGTTATTTACAGCAAAGAAACCGACGCCGCGACGCTGATTGCGCCGTTCGTACCGAGAAGAGAGGTACTCATATGACAGACGGTGAAAAAATAGCTAAAGCCGCCGCAGCATGGCTGGGCACGCCGCACATTAACGGCGCAAGGGTAAAAGGCCGCGGAGTAGATTGCGGCATGCTTTTAATCGGCAGCGTAGAAGATGCGGGACTGCTAAAAAAAGACAGTATCCGGGTTGAACCATATAGCAACGAGTGGCACCTGCATCATAGCGAAGAATGGTTCCTGAGTTATGTACAAAAATACTGCGACGAAGTAGAAGATATGCAGCCCGGAGATTTCCTGTTATATCAGTTTGGCCGCTGCGTCTCCCATGGCGCTGTCTATATCGGTAAGGGACGCTTAGTTCATGCGTATATAGAC